CCAGAAGGCGGCTGAGGTACGCGCTGCTCTTTTGTCTCTCTTCCTGGCCCCAAACCTAATACTTGTACTGCCGCAGGCGAAAACGGTGTTTGACCCACAGCTTGCTCACGCGGTACAAGTGTAGGTTTACCGTTTTGTAGAACAGGCACTAAGGGGGCAGGTTGTTGGGGTGGTCGTTGCGCACTTTGGAACGCTTGATAACCTTCAGGTGTAGCTGGATAACCAAGCGATGTCATCGTACGAATAGTCTCAGGCGGCATCGTAGCGCGAAAATCGTTTTCAATCTGTCTCAATATCAACTGAGCTTCAGCTTTAGCAGCAGGTGTATTGATGTTAGACACCATTCTATAGCGGCGTTGTAATTCTTGGCCTGAAGGCGCTGGTATTGTTAATGCGTTAGTAGGCGCCGCCGCAGGTGTCGGTGCAGGTGTTAGTGCGTTAGTAGGCGCCGCCGCAGGCGTCGGTGCAGGGGCAGGCGCAGGGGCAGGCGCTAATGCGTTAGTTGGAGCACCTTCAACTTGTTTTAAATATTGATTAAACTGATCTTGATTATCTAAACGTTCTAAAATAGATACTGCGGTTTTTACAAATTCAGGCCGACCCGTCTTAAACATCGCTTGCGCGGCGGCTCTTAAATCAGTTGGCCCACCTTTAGACGCAATAGTCGATTGAATCTGCGACAACGCCTCACGTTCTTTAAGTATTTCATCCATTTTAAGCGCGTTAAACTGCGCCGCAGACGCCTTGCTGTATTGGTCCAACGGGTCTTGCAGTTGGATACCTCTATAAGACAGCGCAATGTTTGGATCAACAAGGGCCATGATCTACCCCCCTGGAGGTACAAAAAGTTCGTCGTAACTACTAGGCGTATAAGAATAACTATAGTCAGTAATTGGCGCTGCTTGTTGCGGGAAACGAGCGTTTAAGTAGTTCTGACCCTGCTGATAATTCAAATACGTACCAAGACCTTGAGCCAGTGCGTTAGCGCCGCCCACGTACCCTGACGCTCTCGCTTGTGCGGCTGCGCCCATCGCCTGACCGACGTTGCTTGCCATCGCTTGACCTGCTTGGCCTAGTTGATTCGTCGCCGTCTGGCCGACACCAGCCAACGATTGCAGTGGGTTAAGACGGGCGTTACGTTCTGCCTGATAGCGGTTAAACGCGTTCATGTACTCCTGCGACGCTAAACCTTGGCCGTACTGTTGAGCACCTCTTAACATGCCACCTGACAACAAGCCACCTCGTGCTGCGGCTGACCGCTCTAGCGCCTTCATACCTTCTTGCATACGAAACGCGTAACCTGGGTCTTGCTGAAACTGCTCCATCCCAAACGGCGTATATTCAGTCGCAAGCGGCGTTAGTTTGTTAAGCGCGGTAATGCCCGCCTGACGCCAAGGCTCTTGCAGTTCAACCTGACGCTCAAACTGCTGCATCTGCAAGTCAGCAGCGCGATTAGCCGCGTCAGCTTGTGTGCTTGCGGCTTTCTTAGATGCGCTAGACCCTATTAAAGAACTGCCGACAACGGCAGCGGCGATCATCCAAGGCATGTTAATTCTCCTTTAGGCACTGGGCCATGTGCTGCGCTTGGGATTCGTCGCCAGACGCAATCAATACTTCATCAATTTTATCTTCGTCTGTGCAATTAGTCGCATGAACGCAGTACCAAACAACGTCTGTCAATGATTTTACGCCGTGGTGTTTATTAGCTTCAATAGTTAAACAAGCAGGCGCATGAACCTCAGAGCGAACACCATCAACCATAAGTTCGATGGACCCACTAGCTAATATAGATAGATGGTCAAACTTATGTTTATGCTGCACAAGCACGCAACCTGCCGGTATGCGCGTCTCTTTAGCGTATACGCCTGCGCTGAAGTGATGGTGGATCATTAGGTTACTTCTCGCCCACTGACGCGCATATTGATGGCGCTACCTGTGCCAGCGATGGTGCTGATGAAATCACCTGCGCCAAGCACCTGACCGACCAACTCAGGGAACGTATAGACTTCCGACGCCTGAAGCGTCTTGGTCTTTGTGATCAAGTTCGTGTTGCCCGCCGAGCCTGCGGCTGTGACAAGGTTGACGCTGATCGTTGCAGCGCTGGCGCTGTAGTTAGTGGCCGTAAACTTATCAATAATCGCCGTCACACCTGTTGCGGTATATTGCGTGGTTTGTGACGATTCGACCGTCTTGGCCGGAACGAGCACTTTAACAGTGACTGCCATTATTGGACCCCTTCAATGTTATTGCTAACAGTAAGAATAATGCTCGGCACAGCCGGATAGAACGCAGACGACGCAAAGGCTTGCGCTACTACCGTCACATCATCTACCGCGTACATAATCTCAACGTAATCGCCCGCGTTAAGCGGAAAAAAGTACCCAATAGTAGCAAGTTGTTCGGCGTTATTGCCTTGCAAACGTAGTTGGCTGTTGCTGTTAGGCACGTCAACGCCGTTGATTCGCGGCCACACCCAAAAGATACCCGTACCACCCGTTGTTTTGTCAAGCTGAATACTGAACAAAAAATTATAGATGCCGCGCTCATCGACGTAAACTCTTGATGTGGGCGACCCTATATAAACGCCGTTGCTAACGTCCGTAGTATTAAAAGTGATCGCGTAAGGTGTATTGATGGCAGCCGCTGTTTGAGATGTACTGTCAGAGAACTGACCGTATCTTGACCGCTTAAACTCTCTTGGCGGCGGCGTTACTTGTAGGGCTTGAATCTGACTTTGTAGTTGCGCGATCTCGTTGATCAAGTGCTCAGGCTGCGTTTCTAACTTCTGACGCAACTCATCAATTTGTTGCTGTAACGAGCCAAGCTCACTAGGCGGCTGCGTATGCACGTCTTGGTCAAGCGCTTGGAGCGCAGCGTCATAGGACGCTACAAGGGACTCTAAACCTAAGGTAGCAATCCCGTCATTAACTGCCGTATCGGATACGCGGTACAACGATAGAAAGAACTGATACCAGGCGCGGTCGATCAACCCTGTGCGTGCGTCAAAGAACGGCACACGCGGTGGCGTGATCGGTGTCGGCGTGGCGCTAGGATTAGGCATTGGTGGGGCTGATCAAGAGTTCTGCGCCCATAAGCGCTGTCTTCACGGGATCAGTCATCGATAGTTCGTATACGCGATCGCGCAACTGGAGCGTCATGCCGAGCCTACGGAACCATACGCGACGGTAGTATTCACCGATCTTGCCAATTGATGCGGTGCGGTAATTCGACCACGTATGCCCACCATCATCCGACCAGCGCAGCATGACCTCTGGGTCAGCACCTTGTACGCCGTCCATCTCTTCATCAATAAAGTAAGCGCCGTCTTCAGAGATTAAGAAGTAATTGTTAGGCTCAATGATGTCGGTAGTGATGTAGATGGACTCCACAGACGTGTCTTCGTCGATGATGGAGTCGCCACCTTCAGACAGCAGAAAATAGTTGTTAGCCTCCAAGACATCCGTGGTCAGATACATGTCTTGCAAAGGAACACCATTTAGGCCGACACCCGACTCGATGTCGATCTGCATGGAGTGCTGCGCGGTGCGCTTGAGATTGTTCTGACCTGTTGGCAGCGCTCGCCACGACCTCAACCACTTCTGCGTTTGACCGTTATCGGCGTAAGTATCTAAGTCAAACGCGTAGATATTGCCGTTTTCGTAGTCGCCAACGACAATCTTAGTATTAAACGCCATCTGACAGTTGCTGCGATGACGCGTGAACGATCCATTGTTCCAGCCAGCCCGTTCATGCCATGCGCCTGTTGCGACATCATAGACCCATGTTGCGTTGGCGCTGGGGAAGGTTAAGACGTAAAAACTATGGCCGTCTTGCTGATAGGTGTACGCGATGGCATCCGTTAAGTTGCCGTACTGCTGAATTTGCCACTCGACCGCGTGCGTGCTGATGCGTTGGCCGGTGTAGCCATTAGCGCGGTAAACGATACCTTGCCCGCGAGCATCTGCGCCCAACCAAAACAAACCGTTGTCCATCTTGGCAATGGTGTAGGCAGATATACAACCGATCTCGTTAAACGCGCCTTGGATGCGCTGAAGCGGAAAGTCTGATGATCCTGTGTCGTACCAAACTTCAACCGTACCTGTGCCGTAGACCCACACTTCTCGATGGTCAACAATAAGCCCCACTACGCCATCAGGCGATCCCTCGGCGCTGGCAAAATCAAGCGGATCGATCGACGTACCATCAAGTAGTTGCGTGACCCAAATGCGTTGGCTGTTAGGCTCGTTAAAAACAAAGTAGCCGTCAAGATAGCCGACCGTCACCGCGCCAGGAAAATCTACATCTAAAATCTGCGCGAATGTGTTGGTAAGGTTGTTGTAGATGTAACTTGGGCCATTGGCAGCGATAAAGATTTGTGTGCCGTTATCCGCGATGCTAACAGGGCCAGTGCCTGCAATAGCGCCTAATAGCGTGGCGGTGTAGCTCGTGTTGATCTTGTACAGGCTGTTACCTGAAACAACAAACGCGGTACTGTTATCAGAAGAAAAAGTCCATAACCCACGAATAGGACCGTTGCCGATTGTTGCTAGTTTCAGCAGACCAGGGCAGCGCTGAAGAAACGCGGGTTCTTTGCCGCCCTCCGGCACAACTTCGGGAAACAAATTGACCATCCTTGCATCGGCTGCGTTGACGGACCGTGCAACGTAAGACGAGCCTAGAATCGGCGTTTTCATCAGAAATTGTTTGAGTAGATATTATAGCGTTGACGCGTCGCAACAATCGGATATGGGATCGCCATAAGATCGCCAGGAAAGTTGATACGCTTAAGATTGCGTTTGCTTGTCATGGCGATGCGTTGCACTTGAGGCGAAGGCTCAATACCAAACTCAGGTGCCAACTCACAGGCTAGGTTGTACCGAAACGCACGTAAATAGCCAGGTGGGAAGTACATATCCGTGGCAACGCTTGATACCTCATTGAGCGTTTCCACTGAAACAATATGCCACTCCAGCGCTTTGATAGGCACTGGATAGATGGTCATTTCAATGTTAGGGAACGTATTGTTAACCCAT